CTTTTTGCGACTAATTTTTTTGATTTTTCATTATAGAACAAATAAGGGTCGTAAGAAAAGTATCTTAAACGATTTTTATTTTTACAACTTGGATCAATTGTTAAATTAAAATTATCCCAATAATATTGACCTAATTCGTGAAACGATTCAATAAACTTATTAGGGTTTATTTTAACGAATATACAAACCCCATCACCACCAAAAGAACGGTGTGAAATAAAAGTATATTTATCCTGATTAATTTTAGTTATTGTATCAATATCTACTTGGTCGTCAATATCAATAACAATTAACCCATTCATTTCTTGAATATTGCTTTCAATTTTAGAACCTTGATTCATAACTGCAGAACCTGTAATGCAAGGCATTTGTGATTTTAAAAACTTATATTGTTTTTCATCATTTTTAACCGAACGAGCTTTTAAAACAATATCCTGGTACTTACCATTTTTTACCGAATCAATATAAAAATCTAAATCAATATCAATTTTGTTTTTATCTAATACATTAGTGTAACTGCTGAATTTAATTATCTCCATATTTTTTAATTTTAGTTTCGGTTAATATTTTTTGAACGAATGAAATATATTTTACATTTTTTGAATCTTTAAGAATAGAAGTGATTATTTTCATATAAACGGGTTGTAAATTTAATCTAAATTTTTGAGTAAACTGTCCGTTAACTTCGTGATATTCAAAAGTTTCTTTTTTAATTTCTAATTTACAAAGGAATTTAACCCATTTGTCTTTTAGTACTTTTAAAGTTTCATATTTAGTAGCGCCTTTGTTTATGAAAAAATTTAAATCAATTACAGGGATTTCTAAATTATTCTTTTTACCTTTTATTTCAAACAGTTTTTTCTCTAATTCTTCTGGTTTTTCTTTTATCGGAATAGGTTCGCCGCAATTAGGGCAAATTTTATCTTTAGTAGGAAAATTAAAGCCGCAACTTTCACATTCGTGAATATCTTCTAAAATGTTTTTTATTTTTCTATCTCTAAAAATAGTTTTCCAATCTCTGTCGAATGAAAAAATCTGATGCTCTTCATTATTATTCCCGCCATCAACTAAAGTAAAGTAAGGTTTTTCTATCTTCTTTGTAGTTCTTGCACCACGACCCGCAATTTGAATCCATAATGACAATGATTTTGTAGCACGTGCCATTACTATACATTCAACATCACAAACGTCAAAACCTTTTGTAAAACAACCTGTATTAATTAGAAGCGCATCGCGTTCATTTTTAAACCACTCTATAATTTCGGTTCGTTCTGCAGGTAAATTATTTACAGAATCATAAGTACGTACATTTTTATCTTTAAATAGCTCGGCATAAATTGCATTTGTTTCAGTTGAAGAAGTAAAAAGCAAAGTTTTTTTACCATCACAAATATTGTCGTAAGTTTTCCGAAGTGCTTTTTTATAGTCTTCGTGTTGAAAAACTTCTTTTAAACTTGCTGCAGTAAATTCTCCAGAAGCATCTATTTTTAACCCACTTGAATCAAACTCGATATATTCGTTTTTTTCTGGTACTAAATATCCGTTTTCCATTAACCAACTAATAGGCTTACCGCAAACAATATCTTCGTAAACATCGCTTAATGTTTCTACTGCCGTTTGAAATTCATCAATTTTATAACGCTTCAATCTTACAGGGGTTGCGGTAAATCCAATTATTTTACAATCGTTTAAGAAAGGAAATAATTTATTAAATTCAAAAATATGACATTCATCAACTACGCAATAATCAAATTTAGGCATCTTTGTTTTTCTGTTCCAAAGACTTTTAACCATTGCAACAATTATTGTATTCTCTGGCATTTTTTTAGAACCAGCCAAAACGCATCCAACATCTAAACCTTGTTTCTGGAATGTTTTAACTGTTTGATTTACTAGGTCAATACTATCAACTAAAATTAAAGTTTTGGCGTTTAAGTACGCTACTAATTCCGTAAAAATAACGGTCTTTCCACCGCCCGTACTTAATTGTACACAAAGTCCGTTTACTACTTTTATCTTCTCTAAAATTTCATCAAATAACTCTCTTTGATAAGGGTGTAGAATTTTTTTCATTATATAAAAAATGCCCACAATTTCAAGGGTGCAGCCTTTACTTTTGTGAGCTTTTTTAAAAAGTCTTTAATTATATCGAACCTGCACGAACAATATTAAAGCAATATTACGCATAAAAAAAATACCTCGCAAATTTCTTACGAGGTATTTTGTGTTAAAAGTTTGCTTTTTCTAAAACTTCTATTTTCCAACCTTGCAAGGTGTTGAAATATTGAGCGTCTCCATCTGGCTTTATCCATTCACGACCTCTTACATTTATATGAACAGTTACTTTATCACCAACACCAACTGCATTTAAATCGTCGCACTTGGCTTGAGTCATTTCTAACTGAATGTGTTGCGGATATTGTTCTTCTGTTGTGATTACAAATTCACGTTTTTTAAATGATGCACTTACTTCTTGAACATCTTTTACTAATTTGATTTTTCCAGTTAATTCCATTGTTTAAAAATTTAATTTATTAATTGATTCGTTTATTTTTATTTGCAGTTTTTCAATTTCAGAAGTATGCAAATCTACTACTTCTTTTATTGTTTTAAAAATCGGTTTAGCATTAGTTCCGATATTAACCAAACTTTCTCTGTTTAATGATTTCACAAACATTTGCTTAACGCTTTCTGGTCTGTAACTCATAAACCAAAACGTTTCTAATTTAGGATTAACCAAAAAATTATGAATGCATTGGTCGATATGTTTTAAAGGAATATCGTCAGCTAAACAAGTTCTTAAGTGTTCTTTAGCTTCTGGACACTTTATTTCGCACCCAATTGTAGCGCATTTAGAAATTCCATCAGGAGAAACACCAACTAAAGGATTATCAGATTGAATCCAACCAACCTCTATAAATTCAACTCCTGTATATTTAGAAAGTTCTAACCTTGCTTGTGGTTCTAAATAACTTCCGTTTTCCATTGCATCAGATTTATAGCTCTCTGCATCTTCATCGTATGGCTCTGTTAACTCTACTAACAATTCAATTAGCAGAGTATCAGTTTTTACAGTTATTTGTTTTGATCGGGTGCCTCCGATTTTACCGTGTTTCATTTCGAACCACTCAGCAGAACCTTGTTCTAAATTATGATAAATTTTCATTATTTAAGAATTAGTTTTAATCTGTCTTTTTCTGATAATATTTCTGCAGTTGCTTTTTCTTGTTCCGTGAATGATAACCAAGTATTTTGCAAGTCTACTAACGTAGTGCATTTTTCTAACTTGGTTTTACATAATGAAACATCAACAGGTTTAGCAATTACATCACTTGGTTTTGTAGTCGCAATACGTATTGCATCGTGAAATTCTCCAAACGCTTTAATTCGTTTGGTTGTTAATTGAATTTTTTTACCTATCATATCCTCGATATAATCTGTTCCTGTAACTTTTTTTAGTGTCTTACGATTTGTCGCATTTAAAATAATTGGTTTGCATTCGTTAAACATCAAAGTAATTACTTGCTCTTCGATTTGCGACTTTTGATTAAAAACTGATTCGTTTTTAATTTCCTTAATAGTTACTATTTTATCAATAGTTTTTCCGTTCGCATCCATTAAATCCCAACCTCCTAAATAATTCGGGTTGCGTAGTTTGTCAATGTGAGTTTTTGTTTCCATAATTTTAATAAAAAAGCCTTTTCAAGTCCACGCATCTGGTAACTGCGTTTATTAAAAAGGCGATTGAAATATAGTTTAGCAAATTACCAGTTTGCTTTATTTTCAGATATAAAGATACGAAATATTTTTCAATTATGATGTTTCTTCTTGAAGTTTTAAAAAGTACTCTTTTGATCCGTTCATAATGTTTTATTTAAAAAATTCACTAAATTCAATAAGTCTTAATCCTTCTGCTTTTTGATATTCTGAACTTCCAGTACTGCCTGTTGAAAAATTACTGTCGTAATCTGCATAAACCACTACTGCAGTTTCAATTGTCCCCATTTGTGGCACGAAATCTAAATACAAATTCTCTGGTCCTAAAAAATCTTTTACTCTATCAAATTCTTTTTTATCTCTAATGATAATTGATAATCCTTTGCTCATAATAATCTATTTTAAGTTAATTTTCCAACACGCTGCTATTCCTATAACAAAAAAGAAAGCGCATATAAATTTTGGTTTGTTTCTAACATACCTACAAATGCGAAAAAAGTTAGTAGGTATAGAAAGGTTTTAAGCAATTTCATAATCACTATTTATTAGTAATCTTTCATAAGCATCACCCATCTTTTGAATATTTCCCCTATGTACATTCTGAATTTTTTCAATCCACTTTTCGAACTTTTTAATTTTGTCGAAGTCTGTTTTTTTAGTTTCTGTTTTCATAATTATTTGTTGTTAAATTTTTCGTTGTAATAAGTTTCTGCATTATTAATATGCTTCATTTCTTTTGGCGTTCTTAATTCTGCGTGATTCCACGCTTCAATAATTTGTTGTTTTTCTTTTTCTAAAAATTTATCATTTATTAAACCCATAACACACATTAAATCGTCATCGCCTCCGTTGTTAATCATGTCTTTTACATGATTTCTCAACTCTTGCATTGCTGTTAATTTACTCATCTTCCAAAATTTTAAATATTGCTTTTTCTGTTTTTTTACGTAGTTGTTTGGCTATGTAGAAACGTTGTTGTCCTTCCATATCTCCCAAAAAGAAACTTGTTTTAGTTTCTCTTAACACGTCTTTCAATTCTTTTCTACGTTGTAGAAGTTCGTTTAGTTGGTTTTTCATAATTAATTTAATAGTTAGTAAAAATCACTTTTTTTGTGTCCTGTGCTTTCGTAATCATCTGTAAATCCTACTGCGTTTTCGTTTTTAATGTTGATTTCTATTTGGTCCAGTTCCTCATTAAATACATGTTGTATTCTTTCAATCTGTTCCATTGTTAGATTAACCTCAACATCTTCACACGTGCATTCAACTTGCATTTCTCCCGCATCTTCACAATACACATTCAATTCGTAGTTTTGTCGTTTAGCTCTCATTCCTAAACTTAAATCAGTGTCGCTTGTATCTCTTTTTAATCTTGATAACAAAGCGTTAAAAGTTTCTGTTTTCATAATATTATTTTGTTTCTGTTATTTTAATAAATTCAGGATACGCTACCCTAAAGATATTTTTAGTTACACACCAATCGTATGCGTCATCATAAGAAAGAAAATGTTCGACACGATTAAAAGCATTTAATTTACAAAAAGGGCTGTTATAATAAATTGAAAATTTTTTCATATTCTTTTTTGATTTATATTATCAATTTGGTTTTTCTTATACTTTTCTATTAAGTATTTATATTGTAAAACTAGTCCTTTATAAAAAACATTATTTGGATTGGTTTTTAATTTATCTTCGTATTTCAATAATGAAGTTCTAGCATTTACTAAAAGTTCTTTTGTTTTATTATTTTTCATTTTTAAATAGTTCTAAAAATTTTAACAATTCAGTGTTTTCAAAAACCTCTTGTTCTAATTCTTTGCATATTATTCGCAAGTCAAGTTTTTTAATTTTTATTTCATCTAAAAGAGGTTTTAAATAAGTCATTCTTTCAGTAAGTCTTTTATACCAATATTGTAAATCATTTTCGCTAAAATGTTTGTAATTATTAAGTATATTGTATCTTTCGTTTGAAGTAAGTTCTATCATAATAATAATAAATTTTAAAGGGCTTATTTAGCCCCTTTTTCTTTTGCTCCGTACATATCACATTGTATTGTTTCAACTTCTGGATTTTCTAATTTATAAATCATATCTTGTAAATCGTTCCAAAGATTACCGTTTTTAAATCCGTTTAACACTTCTTCGTTTTGAATTTCTCTTAATTTGATAATTGATGTCATAATATTATTTTCTGAATTTTTCTAATGCTTTTTTACCAAGATAACTAATATTTTCTTTTCTCATTTGCTCAATGATACTTTTTGTATTTTCAGTACTAAAACCTAAATCTATGCAGTTTCCTACTGTTTGGCTTTCTTCGTTGGTAATCATTAAACCGTTGTAATTGATGTTCTGTGTCATAACTTTTGTTTTTATGTTATTAATATGGTACAAATTTACACCTTTATTTTTAATACGCAAGTTTTTCATACAAAAATATTAAAAATAAATAATTTAATACTAAATACTTGTATATTCGGTTTTTTTGATTACCTTTGAAAAATAATATTTAAAACTAATTAATTATGAAACTAGAATTAAAACATTTAGCACCTTATTTGCCTTATAGGTTGAAATACTATCCGAGTAAAGAATCGGATTTATTTCATGATTTATATGCGGACCACACACCATATTCGTCTTGGAATTATAAATTAGCACTAGAAGAAAAAGACGAATATGCTTTAAAAATTAGCAATAGCTATTTAACGCAAAAAGAACCTTTCTTTTCTTATGAAGATGGGGAATTATTTTTAGGTCAATTTAATAGCAGTTTAGGTTTTGATGTTGATGATGTGTATTTATCAGAAGTTAAACCAATACTTCGCCCACTTTCAAACCTTACAAGAAAAGAGCTAGAATTGGAAGGTTTTGATTCTCATATAGATTATTTGACATACGAAAATCAAGGAGTAGATTGGACTTTGAAAGCTCCATATATCATGTTAGAGTATTTATTTACTAAACACTATGACGTATTCGGACTAATTGAAAAAGGATTAGCGATTGATATTAATACACTTAACAAATAAACCAATGAATAAAAAAACAGCATTAGAGAATTTGCTATTTGATAGCGGATTAAAAATCGGAGAATTTGCCGAAAAAGTAGGAGTTAATGTTTCTACATTTAGAAGCCAATTATACAACAGTAAAGAAAGTCACATTGATTTAGCTTTTAAGTATGGTAGAATATTAGGAGTTGACACCATTAAAGGTTATGTTGATGGGTGTACGTTTGAATTAGTAGTAGGTAAAAAACAACTAATAAAAGAAGCAACTAAAATAGATTGATTATGACTTTAGAAGAAGAAAAAGAAAAAATAGATTATGAAATTCAAGCTAAAAAAAACGCAAGAAACGAAAATTTATCAGACTGGGGCTGTGCTGGTTTTTTAGCAATAATGTTCTTTTTAATAGCTATAATTATAGCTTCAATTTTTAACAACTAAAACCAAACAAAATGAAATACGAAATTACAGAAGAACAGATTAATGAATTAGCTAAAGGAAATGCAAAAGTTAAAAAAATGTTTCCTGAGG